GAAACCCACGCTTATCCTTGTAATCATTCCAGAACATCTGATAAGGGTTACCTAAGTATTGGACATTTCCTCTTTTTGATCTATGATGGAAATGTCCAGACCAAACACGTTTAAAGTTTTTAAAATCAGAAACTTTAAATCCACCATCAAATTTCATACCAGGTGTGACTTCAAATCCATCACACTCAAGATGCCCACACATAATATCAGCATTAGAGTTTTGCATAAACTCTACACTATCAGTTCTGTTTCCAGAATTGATCCATGGCATCATCAAAAACTTTTTACTACCCAGAGTAATTTCATCTGGTTTGGAGTAAATCGTTATGTTCTTATATTGTTCCAGTAATAGCTCTGGAGAATTAATCTTATTTGTATTTTTATAATAAGTACAATGATTACCCAGAATCATATAGACAGTATAATTTTTTAAACGTTTGAAATAATTTTCAGTAATACGATTAAAAGTATTAAAGTCCATAGACTTTCTGTTATCAAAAGTATCACCCAAATCAATGACTGTGGTGATACCTTCTTTTTCAAGAGTTGGAAAAAAGATTTCATCATAAAATTTCTGGAAGTAATTCCAGAAAGCTATAGAACCTTTCCGCCCATCTAGATGCTGGTCAGTAATCAATGCAATTTTCATTGTTTAGTAGTATTACTCCGTGTTCTATTAATGATAGAGATGAACTTGTCACCAGCAAATGTGCCACCAAGACATACATCAACCTCATCACCATCCAACCAATTCATATCACCATTCTTTTTGGTGTGTAGCATTGCTTCTTGGATCTTATCAATTATATCTTGTGTTAATTTCATTGCGGTCTGTGATGTTTCATACCATCATGATTTCCATCATTAGGTAACCTACCAGTCATAAGATATTCAACAGTCTCTTTACAACCACGAAGATAGTGAAGTTGTTCCGCTGTCTTATCTGTTTGTTCTTGTCCTTTAATCTGTGCAATTCTCTTAGTAAATCTTGTTAAGAGTTGTTCAAGATTTTCAGTTGGTTTAGCGTTATCGCCTTCTTTAAGTTTCATTGTAATTCAGTATTAATGATTGTAAAAATTCTCCAGTTGATGTTGAAATTTTCCAAGTTGAATCAACAGATTCAAATGATAGTTTACCACGTACTTTATCTGATGAGAGACGAATCATTCTCACCATAGCTAAATTACGTTCCAGTTCGTTTAGCATTGAATCTGATTCCCTCTTCTTGCGTTTCATTATAAATTATAACTCGTTTCCCATCATGTGTAAACACAAGTTTATCATCATGATCCCAACAGAGTTCTTCATAGAGAGCATTGAGCTTCTCCATATCATCGTATAAAGCATTGGGGTTTGGCATCAGCGATTCATTTTGGTTTCAATGTTTTCTTTGATGCTACCCATATCAGAATGAGAAGCATTCATACCTGACATACTACCATCATAGCTATCAGTGTGCATTACTTCTTCATATCCTGACCTTTCTAGGATCTTGCCTTTGATCTCTAGTTGCTTTTTCTCCTTCTGGATCCTACGCAAGAATGCATAGTAAATGATCTGAGTGAAATAAGCAAATGGGTTCTTGGATTTTTCTGGGTCAAAGTTGTCAATATACTGGAGGCAGTTTTCGATGCCGTCACAGATCATGTCCTCACGGAACATATAGTTGACAAAGTTTGGTTTGTATGATAAGTGTGTTGCGATCTTAAGAAAGCAAGACCCAATATAATTGGTGACTCGTGGGCGAGGATTGCCTGCTTCTTTAGCGGCATGAACCTTCTGCCGATAGTCAGTGATCGCAGCAAGGAACTCTTTGTTGTTGACGTAGTATTCTGTCTTTTTTCGGGTCATTACTGCAGGTGCCATGGTTTAATACCATAATCATGTACTAATGGTAGCACGAAGAAATGGATTTGTAAAGGGGGCTTGACAAACCTGATAAACCTCAGTACAATTAACCTTGTAGAGGTTCAGGAAAAGGTATTAGCTTTTATTAAAGATATCCTCTAAAGATTTTTTCATTGCAGTTACAGATCCTAGATACCCAGAACCACGGGGCAATTTTCCTGCCCTTCCACCTGCTTGCTTTCCATTCTCCATCCTCTGTAAAGTCTTTTCATAAAAGTCTTGGATAAGAGGATCTATTTCAGTCATGGTCATGATGTGATCACGTTTAATAATAAACATTTTATCAAACGACGCGCTGATCCATTCAATAAAAGAAAAACCAGATACTTCTAACTGCCCTTTCCTTTGCTTTGCAGCAAGCACTTGGAGAGGGTTTTCTAGTAGCACTTTGTCTTCATCTTCTAGATAAACGACCTTAGCTACTATTTCCTCTCCAGTCATTAATTTTACTGTGGCATAGAATTCATCTTCCATATTAGTTTGCTCTAAGGTTTACTCTAATAACCTCATACTTAAAGTTTTCATCATTATAAATGTTGACTCTTTCATTCAAGTGCCGAAGCGTATAATTCTGACCGCCGATGTCATCAGCGATATCGTATAAAGTTGCGATGTCTTTTCCTTCACCCTTTCTGAGTACACGACCAATTGATTGTAGGTTTCGTATACGAGATTTACTAGGGGAGGCAAAGATAATATTATGTAATCTTTTAATGTTAATCCCTGTAGAGAATGTTCCGTAAGATGCTATGATTACAGCATTGTTCTCAGTCTCAGTAATTTGTCGAACTTCTTCTCTATCCTCTACATCAGTACCACCATGAACAAAAAATAATTTTCGTTCTGGGTCTATGGTATTATTTATCAACTCCAGAAGTGGTTCTCCGTGCTTTTCAATGTAGTTAAATAGAACTAGGGTGTTACCCTCAATATCCTTAACAAGATTTTTAATAAGATTATTTCTTCCTCTATGACTGACAAGATATTCCATTTCATCATGGTATGTCTCGAAATGCTGAGGAGAGTGTTTACACAGAAGTATTTTTATTCTAAAATTAGAAAGATAACCAGACTTAATCAGATCATCGGTTTTAGTCACCCTCTCACAATCCCCAAACAATCCTTCTAGAACCCACTTATGTGTCTTGCTACCATCAAGTGTTCCAGTAAATCCAAAACGATATTTGGCATTGTGTAGCTTAGTCATGATTCCCGTGAGGGACTTTGACTTAAATAGGTGTGCTTCATCACCGATAACACAGTCAATGTCATCAAAGTATCTCTTTGGGAATTTGTAGATTGATTGCCATGTTGAAATAATAATTGGTTTATCCGTATTTTTATCCTTGCCCGAATATATCTTATGCACATGGTCGTCCGCATTCCACCCGTAATCGTTAAAGTCATTGACCATCTGTTCTACCAAGGACGTAGTAGGAACGATGATGAGCGTCTTCTTGTTGGTAGCAGTATAGTATCTGACGAGGGAATAGATCATAAGAGATTTCCCAGACCCCGTAGGAGAAAGAAGTAACTTACGATTATTTTTTATAGCTTCGTAGACTGCTTTGTATTGGTAGTCACGAGGTTTAATTTCTGATCGAACAATTTTATCCATGAAGGTTTTAATACCAGCAGGAGAAACAAATCCATTAGGATCATCTATATCTCCATACCAATCATTCTTTTCATACTCAATATTATACCTTCTTTCGTATGCCCACAACTCTAAGTGTTTTCTTAGACCATGATAAAGTTCGCCTGTACCTGGTGAATACAAACGAATAGTTCCATCCCAGTATTTGTATCTGGGATTCTTTTTTAAGAACTTAGCTTCAGGAACTTCAAATGTAAAGTAGTCCGACAGTTCCTGATGGACATGTGGTTCCTTAGCATTAATTGTAATATAAACTTCGTTCTTCTTTTTAATAGAAAGGGTGGTCATCATTGTCCGTTAACAAATTTCTCCCATTCAATTGCACTCTTGACCTGAAACCCTCTATTGGAAATTTGACGCATGACTTGATCCAACCAGTACAACATCTGATCTAGATACTTGATCTTCGCCTCAAGTTGGATGATTTCATCATCGCTCTCAAGGTAAGTTTTCATTTCAGCGGAAGATAATCTCGATCCAAATGGTTTAGCGGCGTATGTCTTAGCGTCTGCCTCGCCAGAGTAATACTCACGCTTTTCTCTAACCAATTTGCGGATCTCAAATTCAAGTGAAGCTTTGATCTGTGAGATGTCAGTGTAATGGTTTAAGTATTTATTATGTTGAAATGGGATGTCTAACGCGAGTTGTCCCAGATCTGTAGTATATTGTTTGTTCTTAAATTGAAAGTCAACTGCAGAATCTTCCGCCCACGACTCTCTTAATTTTTCAAATTTATTACGAAGAGATTCAAAATTCATAAGGGTTTCATAGATTTATCACGAAGGAAGAACTGCTGGTGTTTAAATGTCACCTCTGCAGTAATATATTCCACATCAGTTATTGTAGCATCAAATTGTAGGTTACTTAAAGAGACAGGAAAGATATCTCTAAATTCTACAATGAATGCTGGATTGTATGAGGAGGTAACGATATGTAGCTGTCCATTAGTATAGATGTCATTCTCTGGTGTCTCTCTTGCCATTTGATCTGCATTACCATTATCTCTCATCCATTTATGAATAGAGCTATAATTTTTTAGATCTTCATCAACAATAAAACGTACAGTAAAATCACCAAACGTCACTCCGCCACCAGGAACGATAGGTAAATTTCTCCAACGACTTGCTACTTCAGTAGTTGGCATTGAAACATCAGGAACATTTGCTGTTTGACAGAAGAAATCTACTCCATCAAACTTTTCCAGTTTTAAGAGATAACCAACAGGGTTTAGAAAATTCCTATTGGAAGGTTGTTCTTTATACCAATCAGCAGACATATCAACTTCCCAAGCTATTAGTATTTATCGGAATGGATTAGGTACCAATTTCAATTTATCGATAACGTCAATTTCTACTCTACTAACTATTTTTTCTAAAATATTTACATCAACATCCATGAATGGTGGAATAATACCAAGCAAGCGAAGTAGTCCATCAACAAACAAAGCAAGAGTAGTGAACCCAAGGATCATACTAATGACAGTAGCATCGCGATTATGCTTACGCATTGACTCTTCATCAATACGCTTTGCTTCTGCTACAGCAGTTTCTACTGCTTTTGCAATTAGTAAATCAACTTCTTCTTTTGTGTATGTATTATTTCCCACATCAGAAAATGGAAATTCAACTATGTTTTTTCGTTTAATAGGTGTCTTCATTTTTCCAGAAGTCCTCCCAGTCTTCGACTGAATCTGTGACATCATTAATGTTCTTATTATCTAGGTAAGCTAATTTAATTCCTCTTGATTTTAGCACTATTTTCTTTGCTTCTGTCATCTCTTCATGATAGAAAATAATCTCAGTATCATATAATCCTTGATCACCACTCATCCTTGTCCTCCTCAGAATCATCCCATACTTCATATGGTCCTCTCTGCATACGTTTTAATTTCTCAGTTTCAGAATTAAAAGATGCAGTTTCGTTTAACCATAACGCTAGTTTCATCACAACAAAAATTACTGCCAATGGTGATAGGCACAATATCAATACTAGTGAAACGTTTTCTTTCATTGCCAGTATTCGTCTAGTCTCTCCAATACGTTAATCAAAATACGCTGTGCAGCTCCACGTTGCCTATCATCCCATTCGGGATACCATGACTTATCATCAAGACCAGTTTTCATTTTCATAATGTAAGCGGTCATGTGTACCTTGTCAAGTCTACCGTTCATAATATAAGGGACATGTCTTAATTATTTAGGAGCATAAAAAAAGACCCCCCGTAAGGGAGGTCTTGTAAAATATGAACCTGTATCAGGTTAGGTTTGCAACACGTACACGTCTGTAATACTGGTTGCGTCCTGCTGTAAGAGCTTCAGCATCAGGTGTGCCGTTGCTTGCTACAACGAATGGGTTAGCGACCATACCGTATCTAGTCTTGAAGCCAATCTTGGGCTGGAAGGTAGATGGGTCAATGCTTCTGAGCATCTGTAGGGGAACGTATGGGCAGTAGAACAGTCC